GTATCTTTTTAGGTGATTGGCACCATCACAGAGCAAGTGTTAATGTTGCAACTATGAATGCAACTATTAAAGACTTGAAATTACTCAACGAAGCATTTGAAAAAGTTTACTTTATCACAGGTAACCATGATTTATATTATCGTGACAAACGTGAAATGAACAGTATCGAATATGCTCGTGACCTATCTAACTTTGTTATGGTAGATGAGCATTTCTTACAAGATGATGTTGCTATTATACCTTGGCTAGTAGGTGACGAATATAAACAAGTTGCAAAAATGCAATGTAAATATATGTTTGGTCACTTTGAACTTCCATACTTTAAAATGAATGCAATGGTAGAGATGCCGGACCATGACGGTATAAAAGCAGATATGTTAAGTGGGCCAGAATATGTATTTAGTGGACACTTTCATAAACGTCAATACAAAAACAACATACATTATCTAGGTAATGCATTTCCCCATAACTATGCAGACGTTGGCGATGACGAACGTGGTGCAATGTTTTTAGAATGGGGAGGCGAGCCACAATATGTAAACTGGACAGAAGGTCCTAAGTATAGAAAGTTTACATTAAAACAATTACTAGATAATCATCAAAATTTATTAGACGAATACACCTATGCAAGAGTAATACTTGATGTAAGTATTAGTTACGAAGAAGCAAACTTTGTCAGAGAAAAATTTGCAGAACAATATGGAGTAAGAGAATTACAACTTATTCCTGTAAAAGAAGAAGAAGAGTTTGAAGGAGGAGATATAACATTTGAAAGTGTTGATCAAATTGTTGTTACACAATTAGACACCATAGAAAGTAATCTCGTCGACAAACAAACACTTATAGACATTTACCATAGCATAGAAATAGATTAATGTTAAAAATTAAAAACGTATCAGCAAAAAACTTTATGAGTGTAGGTAATAACTTACAAGCAGTAAATTTTGACAACTGTCAACTTACTCTTGTGTTAGGACATAACTTAGACATGGGCGGGGACGGTAGTAGGAATGGCACAGGAAAAACTACAATCATTAATGCACTCAGTTATGCATTGTATGGCGAAGCACTTACAAACATTAGACGTGATAACTTAATTAATAAAACTAACGGCAAGGGCATGATTGTTACTGCCGAGTTTGAAATTGAAGGTAAGAAGTATCGAATAGAAAGAGGCAGGCGTCCTAATGTATTAAGACTGTTTGTAGATGGCAATGATGCTTTTGATCAAGAACAACAGGGTGACAGCAGAGAAACACAAAAAGAAATAGAAAAAATTATTGGTTTTCCTCATAATATGTTTAAGCATTTAATTGCACTTAATACATATACAGAACCTTTCTTATCTATGAAGAACAACGATCAACGAGATATGATTGAACAGTTGTTAGGTATTACAGAACTATCTTCAAAAGCAGAAGTATTAAAAGCAAGACAACGTGATACTAGAGATGCTATAAAAGAAGAAGAGTATAGAATAAATGCAGTTAAAGATTCAAATGCAAACATAGAAAAAAATATTAAAGAGATCGAAAGTCGCAGTAAGGCTTGGGAAGCAAATAAAAATATCAAACTACAAGAGTTAGGCAATGCAATTATAAAATTAGAAACTATTGATATTGATCAAGAAGTTAAAAACCATAGCATTGTTGAAGACGTAAATAGAAAAAAGTTAGATATGTCGTCACTACAAGCAGATGAGAAACGATTACAAAGCAGTATAAAAAGAAGTAATACAAAACTGTCCGAATTAAAAAGTAATCTTGCAAGTGCTGAAGCAGGTGTTTGCCCAGCATGTGAACAACCTACTGCTCATTTAGATACACACGAAGAATACACAAAAGATTTAAAACACAAGATAGAAGCAGAACAAGAATATTATAACGATCTGCAAGAGCAACTTTTAACCACAAGCGGTGAAATAGATAAAGTGGGCGATATCCCAGATATGCCAGCAACAGAGTATACTAAATTAGAAGATGCTTTACAACACAAACACAATTTAGAAACAATGACTGAGCAGTTAGGAGAAAAAGCAGAAGAAGAAAATCCCTACACTGATCAAATAAAAGGATTGAGAGAAACAGGAATTCAAGATATAAGTTTTGAAACTATGAATGAACTAACTTACTTGCAAGATCATCAAGAGTTTTTATATAAACTACTAACAAGTAAAGACAGTTTTATTAGAAGAAAAATTATTGATCAAAATATCGCATATCTAAATCATAGGTTAGCATACTATTTAGAAAAGTTAGGCTTACCACATGATGTTAAATTTGCAAATGACTTAGGTGTAGAAATAACAGAGTATGGCAGAGACTTAGACTTTGATAATCTAAGTAGAGGAGAACGTAATAGACTTATCTTAGGACTTTCGTGGGCATTTAGAGACATGTATGAAAGTCTAAATAGACCTATGAACTTGATGTGTATCGATGAACTTATTGATTCTGGTATGGATTCAATGGGTGTGGAGAATGCATTAGGCGTTCTTAAAAAAATGCACAGAGAACAAGGTAAAAATATTATGCTCATTTCTCACAAAGAAGAACTGGTCGGTCGTGTAAATAATGTATTGACAGTCGTTAAAGAAGGCGGCTTTACATTGTATAACACCGACACAGAGTATATAGATGCCTAGTCCATGGAAATTTAATAATAAAACAGTAGACACATTACCGGAAGACTGCGAAGCATTTGTGTATCTAATCACAAATAAAACTAACGGCATGAAGTATGTCGGTAAGAAATTAGCAAAATTCAAAACAACCAAGCCTCCCTTAAAAGGCAAAAAGAACAAACGTCGTGGATACAAAGAAAGCGACTGGAAAACCTATTGGGGTAGTTCAGATCATTTGAATGCAGATGTAGAAGAACTTGGCGAAGATAACTTTACAAGAGAAATTTTACATTTTTGTCCTACTAGAGGCATAGCAAGTTATATAGAAGCAAGAGAGCAATTCGAAAGAAAAGTGTTACTAACAGACGATTATTATAACGGAATCATCAATGTTAGAGTAGGTGGTTCAAAAATTCTTAAAGAGCACTTCAAGAAGACATAACTATATACTGATTAAGGCAGTTCACAGACGTAAAGTCACAGCAAGGCACACATAGGACCATACACCACCCCATCGAGGCTATTAATATCGATTACTTTGACAATCCGGCAATGGAAACACCCGGTGCGAGATTCTAGTATGTATGGCGTTAAATGAAATACAGACAAACGACAAACAGTATTAAATGATTCAGGCTCTGAGAATAAGCAACCTGAGAATCAATGTAACTGAACTCTACCAGGTTATATTGGTTTCCGTGAGATTCGTGACAGTAGTGTATGAGGGGATAAGGCTCACCACCTCTTTATAGCACCTGAGTTAGAGATGACGACAAATCACTTGATGAGAAGTTTTTATTCACCCGGAGACGGGTGAATTATGACTCCTAATACTTGATAAGTAAAAAAACTTAAAAAGTTTCAAACAAAAGAAAGAACGAAGTTTACGAAGTGATTGAATGTAGTTTGAAAAGACACGAAGTGTCTATAAAGTGTTTAAGTGTTCCAAGATAAACTGTTTATCAATTATATTAGAGTTTGCAATAATAGGATATAGTTGTTGTTTATCTACATTAGGAAGAGTTCTGATTGATAGTTCACTGGGCCAAGTTAATACATTACAATGCCAACGATTAACATCATTTGCATCTATCCATTCTGATAATTCTAGTAGATGAAAAATATTTTCGGTCATTACTACGGTGTTTACGTTAAGTTCTATATCTAAGGTTTTGTAAAAATCAAACGTTTCGGCAATTTTACTCCACTTCGATCCTGTGCGTATTTTATCATTTACAGCACCTACACCGTCTATACTGCAAATTAAAATAACTTTTTTAAACAGTTTGATACTATCTATCCATTTTTGCGTCGGGGTTAACGTGCAGTTGGTTGTGAATTCTATTGTTATGTTCTTTGCAAGATCTTTGTCTATCAAGAACTGCATAAAGTCTAAATGATTGTTTGTGGCAAATGGTTCTCCACCAAAAAAGGAAACATAACTTAAATCATCATAGTGATCATCTAGATGAAAATTGTTACTAACTTCGGGGCTAATATACCCTAGTTTTCTACCCCACATGTTAGAATATTTGGGCTCACAGCCTATGCAAGTTAAATTACAGATGTTATTAAATGCCAATTCCAAGTATTCAAGACTGTGTTTTGGCCTTTGAAACTTCTTATTAAATCTTTGTCTAAGACTCATAAAACCGGCTTTATCTTCAGCATAACACTTCTTGCAACCTGCAATTTCGGTGCCTTGCTGTGCTTTTTTGCGTAAATCTTTGTATAAATTGCTGTTTAAAATAGGGTTTGGGTCGTTATCCCAAGTTAAATTAGTGGGTTCTGAATATCTACAACAGGGTTTTACAGCACCGTTTGGCGCAATAAAAATGCCATTATAAAAGTTGGAACAGTCTGTAGACATGATTAAGTTGGGTCAAACCCGTAATCACCTTCGACTGTGTTACCACTGAAATCGCCGCCATCTTTATCACCAGACTTCATTTTATTATACTTGTTGATTGTTTCTACTATTAGACGTCGATCAGAGAATCCCATGTTCCATGCTTCACTCCAGGATACTGACCCTTCAGAAAACACTACTAGTTCTGCAATAGATTCTTCAAGGGCCTTGGATTCATCTTTTAGCCTCCTAAGGTAGCCTGATATTTGCTCAGGCTCGGCCTGTGCTAGGAAGCCGTGAAAAAATTTACAGGATCAAAGTTTACCTTTGTTGTAAATGTGTGATAATCTTCCTCGTTGTCTACACCTTCATTTTCAGGACATTCTGGGTTAGGGCATTGTAATGTCATTTCTTGTGCAATACCAATTGAATTAATTTCCTGAATCTTTTCTTCGATTGCTTTTCCGACACTACTATCTACATTGTTTAAAAATTCTGCAATGTGTTTTTTATCA